AGCAACTGCATTTTTGAAGACCATAATTCTACTTTTTCTTGTTCATATATTGTTGAAGGATTTGTTAAATTTAAACTAAAATCAGTAAGTTCTGCGTCGGTGTATCCTTGAGAATATAAATGGACTAGTCCGATTTTTGTTAACTCTGAAATAAATATTCGCTGAATTCTTTCAATTGTTCGAGCAAATCTTACATCTAGTGCCGCTAATGTAGCTTTTCCATCTACCCCTTCTTCATATCCTAAGAAAGATTTAGGAATTCTTAAAGCGGCCATCATTCTATTTTTTAAGTATTCTATATCATCTGTTCCAGTCCATTCTAGGCCACTTAAATCATTTATACTAGTTCCACTATTTCCTCCTCTAGTTGGTAAATAAAAATCTTCTAACATATTTTGGAGATTAAATTTAAGGTTATAGTCTCCTGTGTTTTGGTCCATGAAGGGAGTTTTCTTCATTCTAGTTATTACCTGCTGCATGTACGAGTCTACTTCTGCTGGCGGTATGTTTCCAATATCAATATTAAATACTCTTTTAGCTGGAGCCCTCATAATTCTATGAATCATCATTGCATCTTCCATAAGAGTTAATTGTTTCCAAGTTTTTCTTCCTGGTTCAAGCATTGATTTTCCATAAGGTAACCAATTTGTATCATTTAACATTCTAAAGTGAGCCATTTCATAATTTTCATAATATGTTTTTGCAGATGCTGTTGAATGTATATTTCCTGCGGATCCTGCAAATGAGGGGTCATGTAAAAATCTAACATATTCAGGCCTATCTGGATCTAGTCCTTCTTCTCTAACTACTTCATAAACAGAAACTGGCTCTACACCAGTAATGCCAATTTTTTCCAAAATATTTAATTTAAGATAGAAATCTCCATACTTTACCATATTTCTAATCCATGGCCATAGATTAAATTCTACATTAAGTACATCATAATATAAATTTCTTAATACTTCTTGAATTTCTTGATTACTACTATTTATTTGTAATACGTCACCATATTCATCTTTCATTGTAGATTCATCAGAATAAATATCTAGTGCAGATGATAATATAGAATCAGTATCCATAGACTCATAATCTGTAAATAATTCCAGTCTCATTTGAGCAAATGCTGTAGAAGGATTATATACACTTTGATTGCCTGACATGTGTATTCTATTATATCTGTCAACAAGGGAATTTGAAGCTAAATTACCAGTAGATTGTAATCTTGCTGGATCCACAACCCTTAATCCTTTATCTCCAATTTTTCGTACAACTGTTTGTGTTGAAAACGCCTTTTTTAATCTTCCAAAAAATGTTTTATCTGCCATATAATTTTCCCTTTATAACCTTTTTATTTTATTTTATTAACCAACTTAAATCTTCGTCTTCACCTTTTCCAGTTTTCATCTTCCATGGATTCTGGCCAGGGTAATTGTTTGTGTATATACCACCGTCGTTGGATTTACCTATTTTACTTATTGCTAATTTATCTAGTTCTATTCCTTGTTGCCTTAACTTTAATGCTGTATCTCTAACCCACATACCAATACTAAAAGCCATAACTAAATCATCGTTATAGCCTCTTTGAGCTTCAGCCTTACTACCATGCCATATAAAAACTCTTAATTCTTCTATGAGTCTTTTTGACCTAATTATTGAGACTTTTTCTCTTAAATAAATATCAAGTTTGGAAATTAAAAGTGGCCTAGTTTTTGATGATGTTGTGAAACCAGGAGTCATTTGTGTTTTATCCTTTAAATCGTATCCCTTGGTTAGTTGTGTAGTTGCATCTACTACACCGTCTTGTTTATATGTGTAGTATATATTTTTATAATCTCTATCAAGTGCACTTTGAATTGCACCAAAACCAACACTAGCATTTTCTATTATTAGTAAAGCATCATTATATTCTGTTGCGACACCAACCAACATGTTTCCAAAATCTTTTGGTGTTAATTGTCCTCTATATTCTGCAACTTGGGTTATAGATTCTATATCAATAACATGAAATGTTGAAAAATCACTTCCATCTCCTCTAGCAACGTCAGCTACCACCATATAATTTTTATTATAATTGCAAGATTCCCAAATCCAATAATTTCCATCAAAACCGCGAGTTTCTTTTGGGTCTTGAATATGGGTGTTAGCATACCATTCTATTATTGATGAGTCAATAACATTGTGGCCAGAACTAATGAAGTCACAATCACATTCTTGGGAGGCTAATTTTGGGCCTAATAATTCATCTTGTTCAGCTCTCCATGATTTATTTCTTTCTGGGTGGACAGTCCAATGTAATCTTATTGTATTAAAATTATTTAATTTTTCTTCTGCCTTTACCCAAGTTTTATGAAAGAAATTACCAATACCATTCGGTGTAGATAGCACTATAGCTTTACCACCAGTTGCTAAAGTTTGTTGAGAGGAGGCCCATATTTCTTCAATCTTATCAATAAAGGCTGCTTCATCTATTATAAGTAAAGATAGGGCTTCTGACCGTCCTGCATCTCCTGAACTAGAAACTGCTTTGATTTGTGAACCATTTCCAAACCTTAAAGAAAGTTTATTATCTTCTACTGTTGTTCCCTTTAACCAGCTTGGAAGATATTGGTGCATTTCTCGTACTTTTGTCACAAGGTTTTTTGCTACATCTTGTTTTGTTGCAATTACGAGAACATTTTTATCTTCATGAAACAACATTAACCATAGAGAATATCCTGCAGATATGGTTGATATGCCTAATTGTCTAGATTTTAATATAATATTATAATCGTTATGTTGGAATTGTTCTAAAGTTCTTTCTTGAAATTGATATAAATCAAAGGGTATTCTGCCTCTGGTTGGATGTTGGATTTGACAATATTTTTTTAGAAAATATATTGGATCTTTAACACACTTTAAATATTCTTCGCGTATTATATGTTTTAGAGACTTTGTCTTCTTCATATATATAAATATATTTTTAGGACAATATTATGTATATAATATTACTTTTTTGTTTTACCGAACCAATTTTTTTTTGATTCTTCTGGTGCCTTTACACGCTTTTCCATTGTACGACCACCAAAGTAAGCACCTATAACTGTAATTAGAACTAATTGTAATAAATCGGTCCATTTTTCTTCAACAATAAAGTTAATAGTACCAGCGTCAATAAATATCATTAATACTGTAGATACAACTAAGAATATAAGAACCAATGGTCTTACATTTTTTGATAACCATGAATCTGAATTCATATCTGCTGACCAACGGTCAGTTATATTTTGTTCCATCTTTGTTTCATAATCTGAAACTAATTGTTGAATTTTTTGTTCTGCTGCTAATTTTTCTTCTTTTGAAGTATGTAAGTTATCTATAACTCCGCCTACGCCTTTTACTAAATCGGCTGCACCACCAGCAAATAGGTTTGTCAATATACTCATAACGTTTTCTCCTTTATTTTTTTAATATTCAAATGGTGGGGTACCATATTTTTTTGTACTTACAGCTGCCCATCCTCTTTTTATTTCGTAATACCAAAACTTATTAGTTTCAATTACTTTGAATTTACCTTTGGGTGTCTTAATACTTTTATATCCACCTCTAGTTAAGTACTTGGTTACTGGTACTCCATCATCCCATTTTTTATTTGTGAATTGGGCCTCAATAGTTCTGCCATCACCTGTTGCAGTATAAATTTTTGCCTTTATTTTTTCATCATTAAGTTCTTTTGTGAATTCATCTATAGGAGATTCATTTAATTTACCTTCATATACATCTTCTATGGGTTCTGTTCTTAGCGCTGCATTAAATTCTTGTTCGGCTCTTTGTACTTGTTTATGTAGTTTTATTAGGCCTTGTTTAAGTTTTTCTTTTTTCTTTGGGTCTTTTTCTGAAACAAAAGCTTTTCTCAAGTCTTGTTGTTTAAACTGTATTTTCTTGTATGCTTCTATAGCTTTTGCAAAATTCTTAGTTATACTTTCAAGTATAATGCTAGCCAATTCTTCTGTTATTATTTTCTGTATTTTCATAGGTAATCCCAAAATCTTATTTTATATTAAAATCTGATAATAAATATCAGGAGATTATTCTTTAGTTAATGTTTTAAACTTTTCATTTAAGTCATCTTCTATTTTTTTAACATTTTCAGTGATTGTTTTAGTAATTTCTGATTTATCTTGCTTTGACCATTCTTCTATTTTTCCACTTTCAGTTATATAACCTTGTCTATTTGTGTTTGATATAAAATCTTTTGCAACTTGGTGCATATTCTCAATCCAAGTCTTATAATTTGAAGTTTTTATTTCATGCACATAATCTTTCCATTCAGTATTATTTTCATCTTTTTCATTTTTAAACTTTAAACTTGTTTCATATGTTAATCTACAATTTGTACATTCTCTATATAGGTTCCAAAACATTTTATCTAATTGTCCTCTCATTACTTTTGTAGTACATTTAGGACAAACTAAAGGCATTAAATATGACTTACGAGCAGAATCTAATTTTGTTATATTTTGAGTAATACCATTTTTAATAGTCCAAGTTTTTTTGTTTTCTTTCCAAATATCACCCTCTTTATATTCATCAGTATTTTTACCATATCCTATTTGTATTTTTGTTTTATCACCAAATTTTTTAGTGACTAAATTTCTCATTCTTTGAACTTTTTCTTCTGGAATAAATTTTTTCATAACCTTTTTCTCCTTTAAAATGTCATCATACCAGTAATTTGATTTACTGGTGCAAATGCTCCTGTTAACTTATATGTATTTCCTTTATATATAAATACAATTCCTTCTGATGGAACGATTGTTTTGAATCCACCTATAGATTTTATTTTATTTAATTGTTGTGTAAGCTTATTTAATTTTTTAAGGTCTCCACCTTTTCTAACATCACTAATAGCTTTTGCAACTTGTTTTCTTACATTTTGGACAGCTTTATCTGGGTTTGCAGCTAAGAATCCTTCTGCATTTTTAAGTACTTCTGCACCCAATTCAAAAAATAATTTTTCAAATGGTAACATATTTTTCTTTACTTGTGCATCATGTTTTTGCTTATCAATTTTAATTACTTTTTCAAGAATTTTTTCATCTTCTATAGTTTTCTTGTTTAATCTAAATGATTTATCAAAAAATGCCCAGCGTTTTACCAATCCCATTTTAGTTTTATTATCTACACTACCTATTTTTTTATCTACAAAATCTTCCCAATATGCTTGATGATATTCTGCAAATGATGATGAGTCTTTCATTCCAAATTTAGACATTAGTTTAGATAATTTTCCTGTAAAATAAGGTTTTTTAGCTGAGTAATCTTGGTGGGGATTTACTTTTAATATTTTTGGGCCAATTACACTAAAATTCTTTTGTATATTTGCATCAACCTGTTTTATCATTCCTGCTAGTATTCTTGCTCCATCTGAAACTGAGCCAATTGCTTTACCGTCTTTATATTGTAGTACATTATGAAATTGAAGATGAGGTGCATCATATGTAATTACATTTGAAGATGCTGGATACATGATTTCCATATTTACCCAATTATTACCACCATCAAATATCTTTTCTTTTTGTTTATCACCTATACTACCAATAGCTTTTGATAAATCTTTCATTGCATAATTAAAGGCTTTTTCTATATTGCCTCTACCCTTAAATTTTGTTGCAATTGCTTTAGAATCTACTCCACCTCTTTTAATATCACCAGTATTTCTTGCTGCTAGTAGTTTTCCATTCCAAGTAATAAATAAATTTTGGCCATCTGTTTTTTCAGTTGCTGCTTTTTCAAGGTCTAAATTTCCTCTTAATGCTAAGTCTATAATTTGCTTGAAGTCTCCAAATGTTAAACCTTTATCATCAAAAGGATGGGCCATGTGGCCGTAAGCTCCTCCTTCTACTAATAATATTTGATTTGCTAACCATTGGCCTAAAGATTCATTTTTTTCATTTTTATTTATTTTTAATTTTGGTATTTTAGAAATATTTATATTGTTCTTTGATTTCTTTTGTTTTTTAAGAATTTTTCGTATTTTTAGTATATCATTGTCTTGATTTGCTGGTTCCTTTTTATTTTGTTTTGTAGAATCATCCACCCCTAAAAAATTAAGAAATTCATACCCAGCTGATTGAGATATATATTTCGACCAGCTTGCCCATCTATCAAAAGCTACTCTACCCATTTTATCTGCTAGATAGTTTGTTCCAGCTATGCTACCAGGTACTCCAGTTGGATAATATGAGACAGCTCCAGTTGGGCCACCAGTAAAATCTGTCTTAAATGCTGTATTATGTTGAAAAAATTCTTCTTCTCCTACAATATAATTTATAACGGCCATGCCCATTCTTTCGGCTAGATCTTTATTTGTTTTTCTATATGCTTTTTGTGTTCCAAAGAAATATCTTGGGCCGTCATCTACATCTTGTTGAAATGCCGCTGTTTTTGATATTTCATTTATTAAATTATTAAATTGTGGAGACACACAAAATTCCTTTAATGTTTCATTTAACTTTTCAAGTTTATTTACAATTAATTTATAGTTTTTTGTGTGACCAAATATACTTTTGAATATTTTAGTTTTTTCTTTCTTTTCTAATGATTTGTCACCAAGAGCCTTTCTAATTGCAGTACCAGACATCTCTCCATATCCAGAAACTTTTAATGAAACATGAGGAGCTATCATTAAATATGCTCCATCTTTATATCCTATTTCAGCTTTACCTTTCCAATCTTGAAAGAATTTTCCTTTAAGTCTTCCTGCGTCTTTATTTCCTACAACAAATACTGCAGATGTAGTTTCTGGGTCATATTTTTTTAAGATTTCTTCAGCTTTATATGGGCTTTTTACTTGTTTTACTTTTGAAATTCCATGACCTTTAATTATTTTTTTCTTTTCAGCAAAAGAAAATGGAGATTTTGGAAGCTGGACTTTGCCACTAGTTGCTACCCATACCTCATCAAATTTTGAACTGAGCTGTTTATACACTTGAGCATGATGTTTACCCATTGGTTGAAATCTACCTGGATAGATAGCCACTACCTTTGTTATCTTCTTTTCTTCAAGAAGTATTTGTTCTGCTAAATAATTACCTAAGCTCATTTAGATTTTCTCAACTTTAATTCCATTTTTATCCAATCTTTTGCAATTGGGTTTTGTATC